AAGAATCTCTTGTGCACGAAACTCAAGAGCATCTTGTATTTGTGATGGGTCAAGTTGGATTTCTTCCTCTTGTAAGTATTGGTCAAACGAAGCTAGGATCGAAGGTAAAGATGTTTTTACTTTGTCAGCAATTAGTAAACTACCGTAGTAGCCATTGTTTCTAAATAAGCTTCCAAGATAATCTGCATTATCTCCAGACCCCGGGTCAGACAAGTTATATATATTTTCGTTACGTTGCTTTTGAAGTTCTGGAAAATTAGTTTGCTTTTCCATTTCTTCGTTCAACTGATCTAAGAAGTCAAAACCTCCTGTAGCTTCTAGTTCTTTAAATCTATTAACACCTCTCTGAATGTCTACAAATTTGTAAATACCTTCAGCAGCAGACCCTAAATTTTTAGCAAGTGTAGGTGAAAGTTTTGCAATAAACTCTGCTTTCTTAAGTTTCTGTTTAGCCTGAGCTTCTAGAGCTTCTACCTCTCTTTTACCTTTTAGCTGTGTAGCTTCGTAACGTAACTTATCTTTTTTTATTTCAAGATTTTGGTTAATCTTTCTGTTTTCTTTTTGATTTTCAGCAACTGTCCGTAGATCACGAGCATAGTTAGCGTCGAGTTGTGACTGACGCTGCCTATTCTCTTTCATTGCTGTAATTTGTTTGTCAGATTGGATAGACATATTCCGCAATGCAGCGGCTCCTCCAATCTGTAATTCCTCAAACCTACCTCCTTGGAGTCTAGGTTTAAATACTTGTGCCATTAGGTGTATCCCCTATATTTCGCATAGTTGTTAAATCCTGTACCTATGCTTCCAGCGATACTACTTATTGTTGATCCCCAGACCTGTCCAGCTGCTGCTGATGCAGACATTGTAGCTCCTAGCACTGGTTCGGGTCCAAAGTCATACTCTTCAATTACCCGTGGGAACTGATAAGTTGCTACTGGTGTAGGTAAAGGCATTACCGGCATTGGTAACTCACCGGGATCTAACATCTTTGCTGCATATGCTCGCAAGTCTGCTGCCGATTTTTCCCGATTTATTGAGTCTAAAACAAAGTTTGCATTTTGAACTGCATTGTTTGTAGAAGCTGATAACATAGCTACTTTACTACCAAAGTCTAAAGCTTGTGTAGTTCTAAGTTTTTCAGCTGATCTACCTGTGACACCTCTAGCTCTAATCTTACCTTCTTTAACTAAGAAATCTAGATATGCAGCATTTTTATCATATGCAGCTTCTTGTAGAGTTTCGTCTAACTTAGCGTTTTCTTTCTCTCTACCTCTAAGATATGCACCTTCGTTTAGTGTTAATTGATTACTATAAATTTCTTCAGATCTTTTGAACTGAGCTTCATTAGATGCCTGCTGCATGTTTCTAATCTGTAAATCAGCATTATACTGTCTAGCATTAGAAGCATCTTTAAATGCAGCTACCTTTCCTTCATTTAAAGCTTTTAGTTCAATCTCTCGTACTGCAAACTCTCGATCAGCGACAAGTCGCTCTTTCTTCATGTTCCAGAGTTCAGTGTCATACTCTAGTTGTCTTGCAGCTGCTGCGTTCTTATCATTAGCTGCTTGTTTAGCTGCGTTAGCTGACTTATTTCCGCCAATAATGCTGCCAACAACACTAATAGCGGGTCCTATAAACGGTACTAAATTCATTAAGTCCTCCTGTAAAATCTAGGTGAGTATAATCCTTCCCACATCATAGAGTTTAAGGCTGTCGGGAATGGTGTATCGTTAAATAATCTAAGTGTAAAGTTTTCTGTTCTTTGATGTATAGGTAATGTAAATACTGTCTGGTCAACTAAAGGTATATCATTAGCAAGATACTGGTTAGCTTTAATTACAGGGTTTAAATTATACCATTCATCTAAGTATATTAAAACTGTAGCACCGTTAGCTGGTGCAGAATCCATAGTTAAAGATGTATTACTTGTTACTGTAAATGCTGTAGTTACAACATTATTTACTTTAACTTTTACTTGATCTTTGTCTACATAACTTATATCTGATGGATCCCACCCAAACACTGTAGTAGATCCGTCACCTGTATATTCTTTTTTACCTTGTCGTATACCTTTTGACCTTAACTTAAATCCCATAACTCCTGATAACCCTACAGCAAACTTCATACGTGCTATAGTTAAGTTAGCAGAAAAGTCAGATCGAGCTCCAGCATCATCAGTTTTAAAATATGTCTTAGGTAATATGATGTCAAAGTCATATTTATATCCTACAATAACATCACTAGCTACACTTGTTAAGTTTTTAAATGGTACTTTAAAATATGTATTACCACTTTCTACTACACGTTCTGGAGTCATTGTAAATCCAGACTCAATAAATTGACCTGTAGCTGTAGTACCTTTAATAATTAGCACTGGTGTTAGGTTTGTAGCATCATTGTATGGTATAAAACATTTGCTAAAATTACCAGCTGTATCAAATGTAACAGAGCTAGCTGTAGCATATAGATCTATACAAGGATTAATTTTTTTACCTTCGTTGTTAACAATAATAGCATCATCTGGACTTTGACTAAGACTAGCTTTGCTTAATGTAAATTGTCCGCCCTGTTTTGTTACAGCAAAGAAGTCATCAGAATCTGCTGCCATAGCTTGTACTGTACCGGGTGCTTCCCAGTTATACCATGCTTGTACTAGATTCTTTTCTCCATCACTATATGTACGGAAGTAATATATGTATCTAGAAGCTTGTCCAGACATAGCGATAAACTGGTTTTGTGGACTAGCTATTAATGTATCGACTGTAGCTGGAACCCACTCATTTACTACTCTACCTATATCTAATACTGTTGGGTTTTCATTTTCTCCACGTGTTACCATACCAAATATTCTGGTGTAGCTAGGAGTTTTACTAACAAAGTTAATTGTTGTACCCATATCTACTGGATCTAGTTCAGTATCCATTTCGTAGTTAGCTATAGCACGTATAACTGTCTTAGCTGGTGTTAGAATACCATCAGCTGCTGCCATCAAAAACTGTTGATTAGCACTGAATAAAACTAAACCTTGAGTAGATGGTAGTACACTATGAAGTGCAGCCGGTCTAATAGTAGATGCACTAATATCTATAGGATCTGAGTCAGTAACTGTTTGTGCAGATGTATGATAAAAATTAAAAAACTCTGCTGATTGACTCATAGATACGTTGTCACTAGACAAAAATCCTAATCTATTGTTATGGAAAAATGCCTGTACAATCTTTGCACCTACGAAAGATGGATGAGAGTTAGTAACATCATCACCTACAGTTCTTGCATCATATGTTATCTTCTTAAATGTAAACGCATTAGTTCCTGTATTTACAAGCTCATGCGTCATAGTTGTATTATCTAATCCTGTAGATACACTAGGAGATAAACCTTCTGACCAGAATCCGGGACCTGATGTACCGTTATCTGCCGTATACTTCATAAAGAATGGTGATGTAGTAGCACCATCATTCAGTACTTTTACTACGTGTCCATTTTTAGATTCATTAGGTAACTCTGCTATTGTAGCTATTTGATCTTGAAATATACCAAGCTTATCTCCTCTTGTACCTCCAGTACCTACTAAAGTAAAAGTAGAGCTACGAGATAAATGTAAGCTGTCAGCTAGCTTAGTTACTGTTAGACCTGATATATTGAAGTTATCAATATTAGTCTTCATTGTAGTTAATACCTGTGAGTAGGTATCATTTGCACCTGATGTAAATGTAGTAGTCTGTCCAGCTACTGTAATACTAAAAGGTATATTGTTAGCATCTCCTATTAATCTAATCGTACCCTGTGAGTTCGCAGTGAACGAGGGTGCTGCAAGAGCTGCAACTGTCTTAGTTTTGTTAGTTATAAAAGTTGTATCCTGTACAGTTAGCACGTCATAATCTGTACGTGCTCCTGTAAGGTATGCCTGTGCCCCTGTACCGTACGTTATGGTAGCAGCTGCCCCAGTTATAGCGTTCCATATTGCAATGGCTCCCTGAGACTGTCCAGAGGGCACTGGTGTAATACAGCCTATATATTTTTCTGTTTCAGTTCTAGCAATGTAGAACCATTTAGATGAGTCGTATGTAGTGCCTGTACCTAGATTGGCAATCCATTTAAAACCGGGTCTTTTAGTTAACCCAAAGGTTGGGTCAGGATAACCGTTAAGGCACTCCTCTACTTGACCGGGAAGTTTCTTATCATCAGATTGTCTAGATACTCCACCGAGATAGTTGTCAACTCTTTGAGTTACTACTGGCATTATCGTTGTAAAGCGTGAAATGGTTGATAGCTTTGATAGTAAGCTTGCTGTCCTTGTGGGTGTCCAAACATAGTAAACTGACCTTGCTGAGTTTCATACTCAAGAGCTGTAGCTCTAGCTAAAGCTTCTTGCTGTTGCAATCTAGCATACTGGTCATCGTCTCCTACTATCTTTCCAGATACAAGGGTAGCTGCTCTGGATGTTATATAGTTTTGTATAGGTTCTGGTAAATCTATCCAGTCAAAATACCATACGACATCACATTCAATAGGGCTATACTCCCATGTATATCTGTGGTTTTGTCTGTCATATAATTTACCCTGTCTGCGTACAGCATCATAAGTCATGTTCTGAGCATTTTCAGTTAACTTAATCTGTATCACATTATTAGGGATCAGTATTTCGTTGTTGTTATCTTTGTTAAATTCGTAATGATACTCTTTGTTAAAGGTCCAGCCCTCTGCTTGAATCTCCCTTGACACCTGTAACAGTGTTTCATAAGCAATCGCAACTTCCGGGTTGGTTTGGTCTAGTGTAGTTACAGGAGCCTGACCACATGATGTGAGTATCTGGTTTATAGCTGGTAGCTCTTGTGTAGCGTTTGTGGTTGGAAAAGGCATAATAAAAAAGGGGAGCCGAAGCTCCCGTATAAAAAATAAAAAATTAACCGTTCTCTGGGTATGTTGTACCGAATGCAGCATTACCTGTAGATCCAGTAGCAGCACCAGCGATTAGCTCGACGCAAGCAGCAGGGTTTAAGAAGTCTGCTCCCATTGCGAGTCTACCTAGGATTACATCACCTTGGTATACAACTGATACGTCGCCAGAAGTAATCTGAACCTGTGGTCCGATAGCTTCTACAACACCAGCTCCTTCCTTTTGGAAGATTAAGCCGCAGCTGTTAGCGAAGTCAGATGAGTTACCGTAGTTGTTGTTGATACCAGTTACAGAAGCTCTACCGTCTTCAGCTGTTTCACCAACGAATGATCCTACGTTTCCGGGGCTAGTTACACCGGGGTTTGTTGCAGATGCAGAACCATACTTAGTACCGTATGAACCGAAGAATGGTATGTTCATTGACTTGTAGATCTTGATGCCTGCAATTTCAATGATACCTTGTCCGGATTGTAGTCCTGTACCTTGCTCGTCTCTGTTGATAAGACCGTTAGAACCAACACCTTGTATTAATTCGTAGTACTGTCTTGGGTTCAACACAGCAACACGTCCTTCAGAGCTTACTCCTTTCTCGTCTAGAGCAGCAGCTGCATCATAGAAAGCTGCAATTAGAGAAGCTGGAACGTATGCGTCAGATGCTTGGTTGTTTGTACCAACTCTGATCTGTGTTCCGCCGGGCTCGACGAAG